AGCCTGCTGTCACCAAGCCTGCTCCCAAGTCAACAAAGACTAAGGCACAGATTGAAGCTGAACTGTCCAATTTGGAAGACGCTCCGTTCTAAACCGGACCCCCGCAGTGTGCGTAGGGGCAATATCAATAAGACCCCTCCGATAACTTAATTAGGAGTTGATATGAAAAACGTGATTGAAGCCTTTGGTGTGTTCGTTGGCCTGATTGCTGGCCTCGTGTTCCTATCCTTCCTACTGTCTTGGCCAGTAATGATGCTGTGGAATGGCTGCTTGGTAGGTGCTGTAGACGGTGTTAAAGAGATTGGCTGGCTACAGGCTTGGGGACTACAGTTCCTAGCCAACCTGCTGTTCAAAACCACTGTGACTAAGAAGGACTGATATGAGTAGACTGGATTTCATTGGACGTCCCTGGACTGCCTTCGATGCCAAGAACAAGGACCATCGCAAGTGGTTTGCAGAGTTTCAGATGCAGGGCACATGGGGACGATGCCCTGTTAGGTTCATAGTGAGTGATGATCATGGCGATTTGGTTACAATGATCCAACGCCGATTGATCCAGCACTACGTAGATAAAGAATTTGGTAAAATTAGTTCTTGATCTTTAGCAACTGTTCCTGTATACTTGTATTAACTGTTTAGAACAGTATAACAAAGGAATAGAAAAATGAAGACTTTTACAACAAACTCAAAGACATACAAGTTGTTTACCGCATTGAAGACTGGTGAAACCGTGACTGCAAGTCAAGCTGCAAAGCGTTTTGGTATCAAGAACCTCAGCGCAGAAGCAAGCCGCCTGCGTCAAGCAGGTTATGCAGTTTATGCTAACCAACGAGTTGCTGGTAACCACGTTGAAGTTACTGAGTACCGTTTGGGCAATCCCAGCCGTGCTATTGTGGCTGCAGGCTACAAGGCCATGGCACTGGGCTTGGCTTAAAAGAATTTGGGGGTAGTGTCCCAAATAGACTCAACCTTGCTCCGTTGAGTCGATGTTAGTGCTAGGCAACTAGCCAGTGGGGGGTAGTGTCCCTGCTGTGGGAAGGCTTGCTCGGGAGAGTGGGCCTTTCTTTTTGACTGAAAGACTTGACAAACTTCCCAAACGGTGCTATAATACACACATAGACAGCAACACACTAGGAGCACAAAATGAAAGTTTATTCACTGTTGGGGTTCAACGACTACGAAGGTTCAGACTTGGTAGGTGTGTTTGGATCCGTAGAGGATGTGATCAAATGTGTAGAGTCCAACGACAAGTGGTACTACGATGACATGGGATACGTGGAGTCCGATCTGGGCGTGAAGGTTGAAGACGTGCTGGGATCGGTAGAGTACGTGGAGTTCAAACGCTACTGCTAAAGACACTACAGCGCACAGGGTCTTTGGTTGACACTGTGCCCTGAACGTGTTATAATACACACATACACTAACAAGGAGCAGACGATGTTTACACTAGCTGACGTAAAGACTGTTTATAGCGGCCGGCCCGGCTGCATGTGCGGATGCCGAGGCAAATACACTACGCCTGAGCAAAGCGCTCGCAGTGTCAAAATCCTGTTTAACAAGGTAATGAATAACCCCAAGCATAAAATAGAAGACGGTATCGCATTCGTAGAGACTGATACACGCAATCTCGTTGTTTACTTTGTGGAGTGAATATGATTACTGCTGATAAACTGGCCCTCCTGACCAATGTGCCTACTGCCATGCTTAAACAAACTTTGGGCAAAACGGGAGATGAATATAATATCACAGGCAGCAAGTTCCTGGGACTGACCAATGGCGGAGAGTTCTGCTATCATGTGGTTCATCAGGTCAAGGGCGGCGCTGACAGTGCCAAAATCTTCCTGCGCTATGACCCTGCAGCGGACCAGGTTACTGGAACGATTGTTTGACAGTTTGGTAAAACCAAGTTATAATATACACATCGCAACAAGGAGCATGATATGAAACAGGTGTTTAACGATTTGGTAGAGAGTGGCGCAATCGTTTGGGTTGCGATCTCTGTGAGTCTATTTGTAATCGCCTTGGTCTAAAGAGCCGATGATGCAACAGACATACCTCTACTTCACACCGGAATTTATCAAGGAAGTCCTGCAGATGCACGATGTTCACTGCATCTTTGAACTGGATGCACCCGATCACATCTTTGACAGGCTCATGGCCGCTGAGTTCTACACAACACAAGATGTCCGTGGACGCGAGGTCGAGTTCAAACAATGCTACACACTCAGCGAGATCTACTGCCCACATGAAGGCATTGACCGTCGTAGCCAATACGGAATGGTTGACTGAACCCCAGAACCCTGCTATAATACACACATGAAACAAGCACTTACAGAACTGTTCCAAGCCACCGTGATAGCCCTGCTGATCGGTGGACCTTTCATCATCTACTTGTATCAAATGAAACCCTAAGGAGCCCAGCATGACAGTTGAATTCACCCTGGAAAAACTTACCCCGCGTCAAATGGTCCTGGCAGACATCATCTGGGCCTTTGAAGACTTCGCAGATGTTCAGAAGTTCATCCGGACTCTGCCCACGCCGTCCTTGCGCGATGAAGCCTACAGCCTCGTGGAACTGATGAAGATGGCTGCAATTGAACAATGCTACGATGGCATCGCAGAACCTTTTGATGCTAAGAAACTGCTTGACAAGATCTCAAAACGATAGTATAATACACACTTAAACAACAAAGGAACACAATGAAACAAGTTCAAAGCAAGTCCAGCACTGGCGGCACCATCACAGAGTTCTTCGTAAACGATGTCCGCGTTCGGGTCACACACTCAGCGGGCCGAGCATACACTGGCAAGATCGCCCAGCAAGAAGCCAAACAAAAACCCGCCAAACGGTAAGGACTTTGGTTGACACCTAACCCAAACGGTGTTATAATACATGCTTACACACACTAAGGAGCACACACTATGCCAAGAGGATTTCGCAATGATGGACAGCCCCGCCAAAAACGTAACGGCAGCGGCCCAGTAACAATTACTAAACATAACCCCTCAATGCCAGAGGTTGTGGTGCAAAGTCGTTGGACAATTAATCAACGCTTTGGCTTTGTCACTGATATGGTGCGTATGGTGGCACAGGGCGATCAAGCCTCTGTGATCATTTGCGGCCCCGGTGGACTGGGCAAGAGCCATACTGTTACACAGAGCCTGCGTGAACAAGGCCTCAAAGACATTAGCCTCTTGAACGAGTTTGACATTGGCGAACACGTGGACACTGAAGCTTGCTTCCGAGTGATCAAAGGCTACAGTACTGCAAAGGGCCTGTACAGAGCACTGTACGAGAACAGAGCGGGCGTGATTGTGTTTGACGACTGCGACTCAGTGCTGAAGGACCCAGTGAGCTTGAGCTTGCTCAAAGCCGCATTGGACAGTTACTCCAAACGAGTGATCAGCTGGAGAGCAGACTTGAAGGACGAAGACTTGCCAACGACATTTGAGTTCAACGGGAGGGTGGTGTTTATCTCCAACATGGCCTCTACGCAAATGGATCAAGCAATTATCACACGAAGCTTGTCAGTGGACTTGACTATGACACGGCAACAAAAGGTGGAACGTATGCGTCACTTGTTGACCCAACGAGACTTCCTGCCCGAGCATAGCCAACAACACAAACAAGACGCTATGCAATTGATCGACAGCTTGCAGGATCAAGTTAAAGAGATGAGCCTCCGTACACTGATCCAATGCACTAAGATCCGCAAGAGCAATGCGGGCAACTGGCGCGAACTTGCAGAGTACGCAATAGCTGGCTGAAGAAGCCATACACTGTACAGGGTCATTGATTGACTCCTGTACAGAGTGATGCTATAATCAACACTTACACACACTGGAGCACATATGCTTAATCCCATCCCCAAGTCGGACTTCTTCGTAACTGAAAGCATCCGGAATGTGTTTGAACGCATTGAATCCTTTAGCAACAAGAAGGAAAAGGCTCAAGCATATCAAATTGCGATGACAATGATGAACGCTTGCCACAAGGCAGTAGCAGAAGAAATACTGTACAATGAAGTCAAAAAAGACTTGACAGAAGCGTAAAACGAAGTTATAATACTTACTTACACAACACACTGGAGCACTAAATGATTGCACTCGACACACTGGCTAGCGTACTGGACACTGCACAGGCCCAGGCACGTAAGGCCACTGAAGACTTCCTTGCTAAACACGGCGACAGAGACGCTTGTGGCTTTGCTTGGGTTAACGTATACGATGTACGTAGTAACAGCAAGGTTGGCAAGGTGCTGGCACTGGCAGGCTTTAAGAAGGCATACGGCGGCGGACTCCAACTGTGGAACCCCAGCGGCAACTGGACACAATGTATTACTGCTAAGGAAGTAGGCGCACAGGCCTACGCTGATGTGCTACGTGCCGCTGGCATTGAGAAGGCCTACGCTGGCTCGCGTATGGACTAACTGTTTGCTCCGGGCAGGGGCGAGGGGGTAGTGTCCCTTAGAAGAATCCCTGCCCCTCTTATACTTGGTTGGTAGTTGTTTATAGTCCCACTCTTAGTCTTAAGGGTTGGGACTTTTTTTTGACTGGTGGTGGCCGGGTGGGGTGGGTCGTAGTAAAAACGAAAACACTTTACACTAACAACTTGCAAGCAAGCCAAAAGTTCTTTAAAATTCTAAAGTTCTATAAAATTTCCAAAAATAACCTTTGTAAAAAACCCGAGTTATAGTAGAAACCGGTAGATCTAGATCTCCAGGTTGTTTTTATATTTTGACGCAGGTTTTGGGCTACTATATAGAATCGGTCTATAAAACTCTGGTGTATTCTAAAGATGCCCACTCAAAAATTTTACGCGCCAATTTTTACACCGTGTATATAGTCTTTCTAGCGTGGGCTACCAAACTTCAGTAAGTACAGCAGATATTTCTTCTCATTGACTATATAGTATTCATCTGTAATCATACCATCAGTAGTCAACTCGAGACACACTCCCCATTCTTCTTTCAGCCATTGTTCAAAGCTTCTATCAATATCCAGTTGATCATGTGCTGTACTAGCCCGTTTCAACCGTTGCCAATATTGATCACGTTGTTTACGTAAGTTTTCTATTTCAATGGACCATTGTTTAGTCAGTGTTTCCATATCGTGTGCAGTAATGGTATCAGTGTCTTTGATCATTATAGTGTACTGTCATTGTGGCCAGTGTTGTGTGTGTGTGTAATGGGAGTGTGGGAGGTTGTTGTGTGGCCATAGTTATATATGTAGATAATCATTTTAAAAATTTATCTTACAACGCTTTCTGCGCTTCGCGCTCAAGGCGTGTTAGGCTCTGTCCTTGATCAAAGTATCAAGCAAGTGATCCAGTTCATCCAGTGCCTGTTGATAGTTCTGTGTTACGTGTATACCAATACCGCCCTTTGCTCGCCACGCCGTCATATTACTTTGTCTATCGTCCACCAGTATGTCCATGGGTTTACAGTGATGTTGTTTATCTTCGCTGTATGGGCCAAAGTGTACACGGGTACCTGGGAAGTGTGCCCGCATCCAATCTATTTTATCTTGGAACACTTCGGGAAAGTCGTTATCTTTGGGTATGGCCGTAAGCATACGCAAGTTGTAGCCCAGTTCAGTTTCAAAGCGGCCTGCCAGGGTCATAAGTTCTCTAGCCCGGGGCATCAGTGGTAGTGCTCTAAAAAAGTTGGGATAGTTCAGTATCCTGCGCCATTTATCGTCGGGATATCGACTATTAATTATGGCCTGATTCAGTTCTTCCTGCGTCAAGTTCATAAGAGTTTTAGCGTGGGTATCAAAGTCTGCAACCACACCGTCCATGTCAATATATATAGTATTCATTACACTATTATATACTAAGAGTGTGGTTATGAGCAATATCTAATAGTTGTTGTAGTTTACCAATTGAGTCATCGTTGCGTAGACTTTTGAATACCAAATTGGGTGTGGAGAATTCGCCGCGAGCAGTTTTCAATCCCAATTTACGATAGTGTCGTAATTGAAGCATTGTTTGCTTGAGTGCCTGCGTGTTTTTGGTGTCAACTGCGTGATCGATAACGGTATGCCAATGGTCAACAAGTTGTTTAACCTGTTCTTCATCGTAGTCAACAATTTCAGGAGGTTGGGGTTTCTTAACCCACGCTTTATCAAGTATACTATAGCATCCACCAGTAACGGCAGGAAGATCCAAATCTTCCACGTATAGTTCTACCGGGATCTTATGTATATCAATGTCACGTGTTTTTCTGTATAGTAATCGTTTAGTATCCAGTAGTTCGTGTATTTCTCTATGGCATTTAGCTTGACTGAGGTCAGCAATGATATGTAAATCTATATCGCTGTGACTGGTATATGTATAATTGGCATTGCCCCCAGTAATAACAATATCCCTAACGTCTAGTTCAATGTCTATAAATTCAAGGAAGTCTTGTGCAATACGTAGTAGTGCGCCTTGAACTGGGCCCTGCAAGATTCCTCGCGCCTCCCAAATTTTGGGGTTAAGGACTTTATGTTGTCCAATGGGTGATTTAAAAAGCTCCAGCAAGTTCATATTGGATATTTATATCTATTAAATACAAGATATGAGTATCTCGCAATTTAAAAACTTTTATCCTGGGCATTTGTTAGTTGCCAATCCCGCCAACCCCCGTGATGAATTGGCAAAGAGTGTAATATTTTTAGCCTCTCACAATCCTCACATGGCCATAGGTATACAGTTGAATAACAGTTTATCTCACATGACTCTAAGGGAAGTTGCTGACAACACTGGACTTGACACCAGTAATCCATCCAGTAGATTAGAAGTGCCGTTATATTATGGCGGAGTTCATGGTGTACACCGTGTGCAAATAGTACACACTCCTGAATGGCGGGGTCTTAGTACAGTTGCTCTAAACAAAGATCTAAGTTTAACCAGTGATCTCAGTGTGCTCAATGCATTAAGTATTGGTCGTGGTCCCAAAAGGTTCAGGGCATGTGCGGGACATTGGAATTGGGAAGATGGTGATTTAGATCGTCAATTGGATAATAGTCACGATGAAGAAACTCATCGTTGGGAAATATCACCAGCCAACATTGAAACTGCATTGGATTTGGACGGTAATGATCAATGGCGTCATTGTTTAATCTCCGCTGCCCAATATACCACTATGCAATGGTTTTAATCCTTTTCAGGATTCAAACTGTCCAGCATACTTCTAATCTTTGGTGCTTGGCTTGCATTTTTAATTTGTGGTTTGGTAAAGTCAAAGCCGTCCTTGGCCATGGGTTTGGCCCATTTGTCCACAGTACTGGTACTGACCACGCTGGTGCGTTTCAATCCATCCATAACACTGGATGAGTTTGGATTACTGCGATGTTGATTACTGCTGCCCGAACTTTCTTCTTCTTCACCCAAGTCACTGATACGTAGGGTATCCAAGTTAAATTCCAAATCAACCTTTTGTCCAACACCGCTGCTGCTGCGTGTTTTCATGAATTGGATTTGATAACGTCCACGTTCCTTCATTGCACGACTTGTAAAGATACCAATCACGTTATCCGCTGTCATGATCTTGGATAGTCCACCACTAATATGGCTGTGATCAAATTCAATTTCTTCAACAGCACTGCGATTCAACTGACTGGCAGTAACTGTAATACATTGAGTTTCCATTGCCAAGTTACGCAGTTCTTCTGACACATATTTGTCTTTAACAAACAAATCACTGGGACTGACCTTCACTGACAAAGGCATCATTAAATCCAAGTAATCTATCAATAAAACGTCTGGTTTCACGCCTGTTTTGACCTGATATTCCTTTAAATAGGCTCGAATATCGTTGCAATTTTTACCACTGGGCATATACTTAACTTGCAGATTTCCGCTGCGTTTTTGTAGCATTTTGACCTTTAGCTCAACGTCATCAATGTTTCGAAAAATCTCACGAGTGCCAATGCCAGTAGTCATACTATCCAACCTCATGGTTACCAAACCTTCACTCAATTCAAAAGTCAAGTACACCACATTCAATCCCATCAGCGCCCAGTTGATTCCTAGATTGGCAAGGAACAAGCTCTTGCCGCCGCCTGATGCTGCACAGAAGATATTGAGTTCGCCTCGATTAAATCCGCCATATAGTTTCTTATCAACGCCCGGCCAGCCTGTACTAACTTGTCCGTTATTGCTTTTAAGTTTTTCCAAACGTGCTCTAGGGTCAGCAAAGTAGTCAGTGCCCATATCTTTATTAAGACTAATTTGGATAGCGTCCTTAATCAGTTTTTCAACTGGACCGTAGTCACCTGCTTCCAGTAGATCAGCACTGGAAACAATAGCACGTTCCAGGCCTTTGTGCCGACTAAAGTTTTCAAACTCGTTCATCAGCCATTCATAGTTTTCCTTGGGTATCTGTATTGCTTCAAACTCGCTACGTGTAGACACATTGACAATATTCGTTTCGGGCATTACCTTATATTCGTCAACGTATTTGTTAATAAATTCCGCGGCAGTTTGTAAGCGTTGATCAAAGTTTAACGGGTCAAAGATATTTTGACAGCGTATAAAAGTTTCAGCATCGCTCAGGAACATTTCTAGGTACAACTTTTGCATAGCAAAGTCATAGTTGGGTTTTGGTGTATCTTTTTTATTCTTGATTGACATTCAGTAATTTCTTTTCTAGTAGATGTAAATTTATCTCGCCCTGCACCTTGTAATGCAATATTGTAGTTAAGGTATACAGCCTGCCGTATCGTTTTACTGCATCAGCCACATCCTTAACATCATCTTCCCAAGGTGGTAAGCTGGCACTCCAGCCATTCTTTATTGCAGCTCTGACCAGTTTGGCACCAGGACGATCTTTGTCTGGTACAACTATAACTTCGCGACCCAATGTGTTAAGCCGCATGATTTGGGTATCGTTAGGATCATTATGCATAACGGCACAGCCTTCGATGGCAACAGCATCAAACTGACCTTCTACAACGATAACGTATTTACGGTCATTTGTCTGTGCGTCTAAATTAAACACATATCCAGGTTGTGCGTCTGTTAAGTATTTTGGTTTGCCTTCTTTGATCTTACGACCAGTATAGCCCACAATTTTTCCATTGTGATAAAATGGCAATATAGCTCTATCCCTGTAGCCATTAGCCGCACTCCAATGCCAGTTGTACCAATCCCATCCCATCTTTCGTTCGTCCACTAAGTAGGAAATCACATCAAGTAGTTCGGGATCTTGACAGCCTTCAGCTATCCAAGTATTGATAGGTAAGCAATCATCTGGTAGAGGTTTTTCTACCAGTGTAAAGTTTAATGGGGTTTTAAGCACCGGTTGATCATCTTTGACCTTAAGTGCTATCAGATTAAGTTTTCCAATATCACTATCGCTCATTCCAACCCATTTGAATAGATTTTTGGAATTCTTGCTTAGTAGTTTACCCGGACTCCAGCCAGCTTTGAAGTTGCAATTAAAGCAATGATATTGAAAGCCACCGTCTGGATTAACCAGTATGCCACCGCGTTTTCTAGTATCTCTACTGCTGCCATTTTGGTGACAGCAGACTGCATCAAAGCTGGTCCACCCGCTTGGGGTAGTTTTTCGTTTTGACGGCAGCAATGCTAACAGGGAATCTTGGATTTCGTTCACACATTAAGTTTAACATCTATAAAGGACTTTGTCAAGACTACCATAGTATTCTGGGTGATCGTTACTGTTGTCAACAGGATTAGTAGCAGGAATAAAATAAACTCGAACGTAACTGAATACACCATTAAAATTAACATAATCAATTCCATTAAATCCATCATAAGTTAAAGTTTGGATAGTTGAGTAGTAACCTGTATTGTCAGGTTGATTGTTAAGTGTGCCTTGGATCTGTACAGTTCCCTTGAAGTCAGTCATATAGATAGCCATTGTATGCAATGCTGCATTACTATTATATTCTGGGTAAGCATACACATTACCGCTAGTATGATCGTATTTGTTAATTCCAGAATTAAATCTACGAATGAATGCTGTAATTTCTTGACTGGGTTGTAAGACAGGGTTTATATCTTCAGCAAGTTCTAGCGTGCCATTAATGCCGTAATAGGTATTTGAATAAGCTGGCAAATAAGTTCCGTCAGTGTTATCTTTGTGAGTAATGGAAAAAGTATAAGTGCTTACGTTCAAGTCGATAGTATCGCTTTCAGTAAAGGTTAATTCAGCAAGTCCACGCAAGGCAAAAGATGTACCGTTGTCAAGTACGGTTAATTCTTTCTGCAATAGTTGTCTTTGTTCAAGTGCATCAAACATTGTAAAAACAAACGTTGACGTATTACTGATAGGTATACGTTTTTGATCGCTGTTCTTAAATTGAACTTGGATTTTATTTTTGACACCCTTTTGAATCTTAAGGTCTCGTTGGTACATAACTTGATTAACTCCCCGCACGGTTGGATCCAAATCTAATATAACTTGGTATATATTTGGATATAAATAGACTGGTATACTTAGCATATGGTATTTATTGAATTATAATGACATCACAACCAACTTTCCAAGAACTTCATCCTTTTATATCGTGTGTTAAATCAAATAACATTGAATATGTGGGTATAGTCATTAATTTTGACGATTACGTCACCAGTGTTTATGACATCAGCGTAATTAAAACTGATGACGAACGTCGTACATTTTTAGAAATGGGCGAAGTTTGGTGGTGGGAATCCAACCGCAAGATCCCTATCAGTATTTTTCTAAAGAAAGAAATGCAACTATTCAGGTATGCCATCAAAACTTTTAATAGCAAAGATATTGAATTAGTATTTGGTCCAATTGTAAATCTAAGTGAAATTGCTGAAAAACGAATTAAAAGAAAATCAATTCAATTAGTTAGAGTTCCTAAAGGTACCCGTAGCTAATTTGTTCGCAAATTAAATTCAATTGTACTACAATAACACAGGCGTAGGAAATGGAATGACTCTTTTTAAAGAAGTAGGTTTCGTCAGTCTTAACCCATATTTCATCTTTAATCGCATCGAAACCCTGATCCTTGCATATTGGGATGAGATGTTTCTTCCCAGGGCGGATCAAAGCCAATACCATGGCTAGCTCAGTGATGCTAGTGGGATTAAGTGAAGCAACTAACGTATGATATCCGTTAATATGAAACAGTTGATCGCATAGTTCTTTCTGGCCCAATAAATCCCATAGTGGTTCAGTATTCAACAATTGCAGTAAGTGTTCTTCGTTTTGAACACCTTGATAAGCACTGACATTCAAAAAGTCTAATTTAAAATATCCCCTCATCTCAGCTTCTTTATAATCAATACTGGCCAATCCAGTAATAGGATTAACTGGGATAGAAGTACAGTATACCCCAGTGTTGTGTTTTTTAAAAGTATCATTATCTTTGATAGATGCGGGAATATGTTTGATAATATCAAGCACTTGTTTTCTATCAGCAAAGTCTAAATCAATATCCGGCATGTCTAATCTCGTCGTATGTGGGTGCGTAGTTTCCGCGGTGCTGTACTGTGATACTTGCTGCGGTGTTAGCAAACATTATAGCAATTTTTATGTTTTTTGTCAATAGGTATTGATAAGTCAGCGCTGCCAAAAAAGTATCGCCAGCGCCGCAAACATCTGAAACTTCAACTTGCATAGTTTTGTATGTCTTATCTTCATTACCAAGTTGTTTGAGCATTGATCCTCGTTCACCCAGTGTAACAATTAAATTTTTAGGAATACTAAATCTATTATTGTATTCCAATTCATTAATTTTTACATATACATTATCTGCACTGAATCTAGACAAGTCTTGTTTTTTAGTATCAATAAACACAGGACATTTTGCCAAATTAATAATATTTTCAATATGTTCATAAGTTAGAAAACCTTTATTGTAATCTGATATTACAACGGCATCATAACTGCTAATAGGACTAAGGTGTGTGCGGCCACTCCAATGCACAATATCTGGTTCATCATCTACTCTTAGCAGATGTTGTCCTGATCGTTTATCAATATATCTTGTCTTTTTAATGACAGCATCGTTAGTAATAAAATCAGCATCAATGCCCAATTGTTTAAGATTATCATGTACATTAGCTGCCATGCCAGGCACAGTTGTAGTGTTACTGACTTTGATAATAGGTACAGGTGCCTCTGGACTCAGTCTATCCACTGTGCCTATTTTGTATTCATCAATACAACTATCACCGATTAGCAATACGTTCAATGATTGCAGTGCTTGAGTATTCTTTAATTCTGTCATACCAAAATATTTCCTTAATGTATTGTTCTGCTACCAAGCTCTTACCTCGCCAGTCACTGCCCTTGACCATAATGTCTGGTTTGTAAAGTTTGATAAGTCTAATAAGATCATCCTGACTATCAAACAATTCTACTATATCAACTGCTTTGAGATTCTGTAGCATTATCCTACGAAAGTTTTCGTCGTTAACTGGACGACTATCGCCTTTAAGTTCTTTAACTCTACGATCAGTGTCTATGCATACAACAAGATAATCTCCTAAACTTCGTGCAGTGTTTAGCATTGCAATATGACCTGGATGCAGGATATCAAATGTTCCGTTAACAATTACAGTAGTCATGGATAATGCCTTCTTAACTTGGTCACATCAGCACAGGTATATTTTTGATACTGAGATTTAACATTGTCTGGCATTGGAATATATTCAACTCTAGCCCTATACCGTTCTGCAATAGCACGGGCCACTGATTCAAATGATGTAGCATGACCAGTTCCCACATTCCAAATGCCACTTTCTTCAACATGAAAGAATTTTTCGTGAACATCTACAACTGTATCAACGTGGACAAAGTCTCTTAGATAATTTTCAGATCCTTCAAATAGTTTGATAACTCCAGTTTCTTTTGCCTGCTTTTCAAACTTGTGATGGGGACTAGCTTGATCGCCTTTGTGATCTTCATAAGGGCCATATACATTAAAGTATCTAAATCCCTGCACCCGTATACTTGTAAAGTTCTGCGAGTCCACATGCCTATCAAACAAATATTTGCTCCAAGCATATGGACTCATGGGGTGTAGTGGTGAAATTTCATTAAAGTCACTTGTCAATCCATACACACTGGCACTGCTGGCATATTGTAGATTCACACCATGTTCCAAACAAGCCAACAGTATTAGGCAGCTAAAATCATGATTTTGTTTCATTACTTTTTCTACATCAGTTTCAGTAGTGCTACTGATAGCCCCAAGATGTATAACCCAGTCTAATCCATTAAAGTCTGGTACAGGATCTCCCCATTCATATACTGACAATTCGTGATCAGCTCGTAAGGCATTGACCATATTCTGGCCAATAAATCCTTTATAACCTGTAATTAAAATTTTCATTTTTGGCTATCTCCTGGCATAACTCGATAATTATCTTCCACACTATCTGGAGTAGATACTTCAATAATTGTACCTTCTTCTAGACAAGTGATTCGATGCGGGACCAACGGATCGTTATGATGTATGCCACCCACACCAATAATTTTTTTATGTATTTCGGCATTGCGGGTATCAATAACTTCAATTTCAAATTTGCCACTTAGAACATACCAAGTTTCTTCTTTTTCACGATGGAAGTGCATACTGAATTTTGCACCTTCATTAAAGTTTAAAAACTTACTACAGTATTTGTCATTAGTGACCCAAATCAATTCTGATCCCCAACCTTTTTCTACATTGCCTTTTAATCTCATATTATCAATTCCTTCGCTAATTTTACATTTATTTTTGATAGTTGTCAACTTCTAGCCAAGTATGGTCTCCCATATATTTTACCGCAGCTATATATTCATAACTTTCAGGAGCACTAGAAGACCACCCGTCAGGTCCGTTATGCACCAACAAAGTTTTAGATTTAATCTAAAACTTTACAGCGCCAGCTTCTGTAGGATACTCGGATATATTCCTATTAAAAAAAGGAATTAGTGAACCAGTTGATGTAGAATCGTAACTTATCCTTCCCTTTGCAGAATTTGGCTGGGTCACATTTCCCCACTTTGCGCTAATTTCAACATTAGGCTATATTGTTCGTATGCTTTCTTCACTGCTGGGTATTTGTCCCGCAAATACCGTTCGTGTTCTTTTTGTTCCATCAAAGTTTCAAACATTCTATAATGTCCTTGTTTGGCCATATGATTGAATACTTCAGATTCAAAATCTGCAATACGTTCTAATTCACTTTCTGCTATTTCTACAGTATACAAGGGTTCGCTGTCACATACAACATGTTCATAAACTCTATTAAAATCCATTGGGTCTTTGAAATAATTTATGTTAACTTTGTGATATCGGCTTGCTCGTTTGTTTGTATCAAGCACTCTTATACGGTGATGTTCACAAAACTCTTTTAAATTTTCGTGTTTCATTTTAATCCAACTTCTTCACATATTTCTTTTACCAGTAACACATCGGCTGGTAATTCTTTAAAGCGTTTTAACCAATAGGGTACATCAAATCCTGGAGCAATCAAGTTTAATTGATCGTCGCTCATATTCTTAACCATTGCTTTACCGTCATTACAGTTCAGTATAACCCAACAACTAATTTTACCATTTACAATATCGTTAACTGCTCGGTTCAAACTTACATATAAAAAGTAATGATTAAACTCTGCTTTGTTATTATCTCCCCATTCCATCATGGTTTGTAGTGTACGTTGTACGGCTGCTTCAACTGGTTCAGTTTTTATAATTTCATAAAGATATTTTGTGTAAAGCTCATCCCTACACCAATGATCTAATTTAGCCCCACTCTTAATAACATAGTCAATAAACTTATCAGGATATAGCGGATTAGCATTATTAATAAATCCACCAAACTTTACAAACGCATTATAATAACTGCTGTCAGCAAAGTCGTCATATGACTTGGGCTTTTTGGCATTTTGTGTCAATTGCCAAAAACGGTTATAGGCCATAAAGCCGGCCTGCACACGTTTTTCAGTTTGTTGTAACGCTCTACGTTTCCGCTCACACATATGCGCCACAAGAGTTTTCTCCTGCATGAAACTTTTGTTACAATGAACACAGGTATAGGGTTGGCTCACTAATGCTATCACTCGTATTCTTTTCGTTGTTTTTTATCAAAGCCCATACCGTCAAACAGTTCTCGACGATCTTCCGCAGTCATTAACTTGGCCAATAATTTAATTTCGTCGTCCTTCATTGTGGGATTCAATTCTTCTATTAGTTTTTCAAATTTATCAAGATTGCCTTTAAGCATTGGCATAAAGGTATGATTAATTTCAATACCAGCGCCCACGCCGGCCATCAATTTCCACAATAGTCCTTCGTGATTTTTACTCAATGACCAATGATGTTTATTCACACGTTCATTGGTTTCCACTATGTACCATTCTTTAATATCTCTATCGTGATGTGGATTAGCCAAGAATCTCATCAATACATATGGGCTAAATTCTTTAAGTTCAGCGGCAGTTAGTGTATCATAAAAGTCGTAGTTTTTATGATCCACTGCTTTCAATACTCTTCCCAAATCCAATGCCCTAGGCTTTTTGGGTTTACTTGTTTTTGCGGTTGCCATATCTTCTTTCGTAGTGATCTGTTAGGTAGTATGTTACTTTAACACGTTCTATAGCTTCTTGTAAAGTGGGATTTGTTTCGGCAGCACGTCTTATATTTCCCCAGAGTTGATCTTCCATAATTTGATCATGAAGAGACTTTTTCTTTTCACTTTCAGAATACAGGGTACGAGTAGTTTCACCTTCTTCCCTGGCATAAACTGTTTCTCCCCCGTCTGGACTTTCAAATATTGTGGCCATTTACCAGCACCTTGTATAATCCACCAATTCACTTTGACGGCTTACTTCTTTGACAAAATATGCACAGGTAGGTTTAGATCCTGCTGTTAATGGTGTACATAATAGTTGACCTGGTCTCATTTTGGGAAAGTACCATTTAACATCTTGATAAACATCGATAATATCAATTTCTAAAAACTCTGGTCTAAAACTACTGCGAGGGTTAAAGCAAAACGTTTTAAATCCTCTGTCATTCAAACTTGTTAACTGTAACACTTCCATATCAGGACCTTCAGGATCGCCAACAATTGTACACCAATCTAACGGCATAGTGAGTTCATGCGGACCAATTTTTAATACCACTGCTGGTCCGGTAAAACTTTCTAAAAAGATCAACGGTATAAAAAAGTGATCTGGGTTTGAGCTATCACTGTTATCTAGCACAGCAAATCGTAGGTCTTCATCAATTTCATCTGGTAGATTATTTAGAAAAAACGTGGTATCTTCGAGGGTAAGTATCTGCAAAATAATTTTCCTTATTATATTATATTATAGCACACTATTGTAGGCAAAAGCAAACATCATTAATATTTTACTTTTTGAATAGTGAAAGGATATTTTGCATCCTTGTAGAACCGTTTGCGTTCAGTTAAATGTCGTTTGGCATATTTGCTTGCAGCAGTCAAGTCCCAGATCTGTACGAAGTCTTTATCGTCCGCTTTTCGAATACCTCGCCCAATTGATTGTATAACGCGGACAAAGCTCTTTCCGGGCTCAAGAAGAACCAGATTAAAAATACGGGGGATATTAATACCCACAGCGGCCACACCGTAAGTCGCCACAATAATCTTGTTAGTACTTGTTTTAATTTCATCATACTCTGCTTTTCTATCTTTGGTTTTTACTTCACCTGATACAAATACTGCTTCGGGGTTTTTCGCAACCAATGCCTTACCTGAATCAATTCTATTAACCAATACAAGAGTATTACCAGTATTGGATATTTCTTTAATCTTATCACTGATGAAATTCATTCTTGCATCATCAGTGACCAAATACTTTAACTCTTCTGCATAACTTCCAAACTCTTTCCATTCAGCAGTTTGGATAATATTTACGTGGCAGTTGCTAAGTACTCCGGCTTCTTGAAGTGTATGTGCATAAATGTGATTAACAACTTCGCCTAAACTTGCTTTGATACTTTGAAATTCATGATCCGCCTTGGGAACAGTACCAGTCAGTCCCCAACGTATTGGAGCATTGGATAAGTTTCTTGTCAGTAGATTTTTTAATACTTCTGCTTTGGCCATGTGAACTTCGTCCACCATAACACATTGAACGCCATCCAACAATTCAGCCAATGTTAGTAGTTCCTTATCACTAATATCTTTAGATCTCTTTTCTAAGATATTAAGACTTTGCCAAGTACAAATGGTATGTGTCTTATTAAGATCTTTTCTGTCTCCATAGTATACACCAACATCTAATTTACAATTAACAAAGTCTTCTTCAGTTTGTTCAACTAGACTTTTGTTAGGAACAATAGTTACTGTGCGCCCATATTTTTCACAAATCTTTGCTAGAGTTGCAGTAGTAATTGTCTTACCAAATCCAGTAGCAATTTCTTGAATACATTGTGGGTGCTTCAAAAAAGTATTAACCACTTCAACTTGATCTTCTCGCAGTCTTATAGGTTCACCAGCAAACCGATGGCCTTCTGGCCAAGTTTGATCTCCCCAAAAGTCTTCAAACACTTCTGGAAAGTCCAAGGTTATTGGCCTACGCAAGTCTTCCAATTCAATATAAAAATTACGACTTTCCAAATATTCCAAAACTTGCGGCAGCATACTTAGGTATGTAGTTCCACCCAGTCCAAAGAAACTAATTGTGCCATCCCATCGACCCAACTTATAAGCAGGGCGATACCTAGCAGTTGGATCTTCGTATTTGAATTTCTTTACCAGCGCTTTACGAGAGTCAAGATCTAGATTTTCTATCTTGATGTTGACCTCATCCTTAATAACAATTTTACAGCTGGCCAAAATTAAATCCTCTATTAGTTTTCTTTAGATCAAAATATATTTGATGTGGGTGATTTTTAACATACTCTTTGATAGTATAATGAGCGTTATCAAAGCCCAAATTAATTATACTATTAAATCTAATTCCAGATTTAATTAACGGTTTAGGCAATTTGCCACTGATAAACACCACAGATGTTTCTTCACAAATCGGCCCATTTAAGTCCTGATTTTTAACAAAATCATTAAAATTTCTACCGGTTTCTGTGGGTAATCTGAATAAAACCGACATGTTTTTATTCGACACTCCTATACCCTGTAAAAGGTCCAAAGCATGTGTCATTTTTTCTAATTCCATACCGCCAGGCACAATAATTAAACTAGGTCCCAAATTCTTCAAGACTGTTTCTAAACAAGCAAGGTCTGAAGGAGTATTAGATAATTCAGTAATGGCTCCAGGATTTGATTTTAAAAATTGTACAGTAACGTCATCAATTGTTCCATTATTCAGATAATGATCTATATTATCGTCCCACAATATCACACCAAATTTTCTTGCCTGTAGTACAGCACCTAATAAATCAGTAGCGGTAATCTTTGGCATATTTTTAGGTGAATTTACAATAGCATATTGATTGTTATCACTGACTAATATGGGTGCATAATTTTCAATGTTTTGTAAAATCTCTTCACTGTCCCTAACATATTTTTTAAAATCTTCGTCAAATTCAAATTCATTAGGATTACATAAGTTTGTTATAAACTGAATATTAGATTCATTTAAGGTAAACATCCAACTGGTGTTTTCTTTATCCCAAACAATATTACCTGAGCGAGCTGATTGGTTGCTTTTGTATTTTCGAATTTCTGCAACAAAGTTTTCGTCAAAAGGAAACTTAACTTCAATAACGCTATTATCAATAATTTTAATAGAACGAGTAGTCACAGTTTTTCTAATTTTATATCGATATGTTGGATTCTCAAGAAACGTATTGATATTATTTTTCAAATGTAAAGATATTTGATCAGAATACCGACCAAGGATTTTCACAGCCAATACACTTTGTTTTTCAGTAAACCCAGTTCCCATCATTATTTGATTGCCAAAACTATCAATGATCTTTTGATCAAATCGGTTCAATTTAACTGGGCTAAACATTAGGGAGTCAATGATATCTTCAATGTACATAATAATATTATACAGTATATTGTGTAAATGTCATAGAGAAATATCTTCTAATCCTGCCGCCCGAAGTTTAATGATGTTACTTAACTGCCATTGTTTGATGTCGAGGCCTTTAATAATGCCTAACCATTGATTGCGTAACATGGCAAATTCGTTGATGACTTTTTCCATATCAACAACATCTGCTTCGCCTTCAACATATTTGTTTACTTCGTTAGCACTTAATGCGCGGGCATAAGTTTCTAAGTATTTTCTAAAAGTTTTGGATTTAATACGACGTAATTCAATATTGAGATATTCAAGAATAGCTTCAATCTCCTGAAGTTGATTAAATCGTTGTTCCACAATACCAGGCAGGGCCGCTGAAGCCTTTTCCACGCTGCCGTGGATCTTGACTTCAGAACGGGCCTGACCAATTTCGTTATAAAAATGATCTAAACAATTTGGGAGGTGTGCTATGTCTTTACTGACCTTAGCATACCAAGACATAGATTAGTCCTCTTCTTCGTAAGAGTCCCAGTCGTTCTCATCAATGTCTTCCTCAGCATCTTCGTCAACGACCAATGAAATGGCCTCATCCAAAGCTGAATCATAACCGACAAGTGCATTTAGAACCGAAGTTTCTACATCTCTTCCTAGCAAGAAATCTACAAAATGATTTGCTGCAATGTCTTTATTTTTATCAGAAATATATTCTTTAAAGACGTCCCAAATTTCAATGATTAAATCTTCTTCCATTTTATTCTTCCTCAATTTCTACAGTTGTAAGTTCGCTAACTACTGCATCAGTCCATTCAGACATAATTGTAGTTAGTCCATCTTTATCATTACGTTCCCAAGCCTTACGGAATTGTTTGATAATTTCTCCGTCTTTAGTTGTGTAGACAAGACTGTTACCTTCTTTCTTCAACACACCTTTGCCTTCAAACATATCAACTAATCCACTAAATGGACTCATACCTGTTGAGTATGGGATTTCAACTTGAACACTTTCGAACGGCTTAGAATAACGAGTTTTCATAATCTTACAAGCTGAACGGATACCGTTAACTGTTGTAGTCTTATTACCATCTGCGTCAGTTTTAAGTTTCAATTTACGCATAGCAACAACAATAGAACTAGCATAGATAAAACCTTGGCCGCCACTAATCTTGTCATCTGGATCAAACATATCCTGACTTGCATACGTGTGATTAGTACATACTAATCCAACATTCCATGAGCCGAACATATTTACGCAATTGCGAACAAGACTGGTAAGTGCCTTGGGTTTGCGTCCCATGTCACCCTTCATCTCACCTGCTTCAAACTGATTAACATCAGTTGGTGTTAACAACATTCCCAAACTATCAACAACAAACAGAATCTTTGGGCGAGTGTCTTCAGGCATCGCTTTGTATTCTTTCATGAATTCACTAATAGTTTTTGCTACGTCGTCAATCATAGCCATGTTAAGTTTTAGCAACTTTTCATCGCTTGTATCAACGCCGAGGTCTAACAACCATTTTTCATCAAGGGCATTTTCGCTATCAACTAGGATAACATAAATGCCTTGTTCTTGTGCGTGTCGAATAATATTGCCTGAGCAAATATAACTCTTACCAGCACCACTTTCGCCTGCAAATACTGTAACTTTACCTAAAGGGACTCCCTTAAAGAAGTCCCCCGAGATAAGATAGTTTAGAGCATAGTTGCCGGTCGAGATCCAATCAGTTGGATCATTAAAACCAATTCCTAGTCCATCAATACTCTTAGTGATAGATTTGCGGAATTTCGAGATATCGAAACTCTTTGCCATAATCTATCTCCTAATTAAGATTGTTGACGGTTGCGAATCATCGCAATGATATCGGCTGCACGACTACCTGCGCCACCTGCTGCTGGCTCAGACTTAGCTGGCGCAGAGAAAGATGTTTCAGCTGCCGCAACATCATCTTCCCAAGGAGGAGTAGCATCCGCCGCATCTTCCGCAACAGGAGCAGGTGCTGGACGAGCTGCTGGTGTTGGTGCGGGACGAGCTGCTGCTTGTGTTGGAGGCAAACTGCTAGTAGTTGTGTAGTTACTACGCAGTCCATCTGGACGATAGTAAGCACCCCAACGTTCCATGTCAAATGCGTCACCGTCAACTGACGACTCAAACATTTCCTTCATTACCTTGAGCTCAACGTCAGTTGGCTTCTTTGGCAAGAATGTCTTCAAATCAAACAAACCATGTTGCTTGATGGCCGCCAATTCAGATTCATTCAATGCACGTTCACGACGTGACCAGTTTGAAGTTGTATAGTCAGCATAGCCGCCCTTGCTGGTCTTAGCAATTTTGAAGTCCAAGCCACGCACATAGTCTGTTGGCAATTCTTCAATTTCACTATCCATCAATGCATTTTTAACAATGTTAAAAATTTGGCTGCTCATGATAAAGCGGCGGATTGGATTCTCAGGAACCTTGTCTTCTTGCATTTTGCTATCAACAACAATGCCTTGGAACAAATAGCTCTTCTTTTTCCAATACTTACGACCCATATCTTCCAAACTCTTGTCCTTGAACCATGGACGCACTTCTGTCAAGATTGGGCAAGTTTCTCCCCACATTTCCATACAAGGAACTTGTACAGTAACAGGCTTGCTGTTAGTATCACCTTTGATACCAGCGAAGGGCAATTTGATCATTGCACGTTCGATCCAGAAAAAAGTGTTGTTGGGGTCTTGGTCAGGAAGGAATCTAACCGTTGCTGTTTGTCCTTCTGCAATGTTCCAATGTGCGAAAATTGCGTTGTCACCGCCACCGCTGCCAGTGTTTTGTTGAGAAGAAGCTTGAAGCTTCGCGCGGATTTCTGCTAAAGTTGCCATAATGTTTTTCCTTAATAAATGTTAATATTATGCCTCTTCTTTAAAGCCTACTGACTAAAAAGAAAAATGTGTGCATACAGTTAAGTATACACACATCTATTTATCTCTGCAACCTTTATTGCAGTAGAAATTGGTATTTTTTTACCAATTATTTTTTGTAATTACTCAATCTCATTACTGCTTCAAGTGCAGATTCTTCATAAACACCAATGTCTTTCTTAAGTTGAGCCAGTCCAGCAGATGATGTGGGACTCTTGTTTTGTTCTTTTTCTAAATCTTGAGTGGTTAAGGGCGGCTTGCCCTGTTGCTTACGTAGGTATGCTGGTACTTCACTGGGTTTAGGACCAGATTCTTCAGCTGACATGATATTTGTATTAAAGTCCTTACCACTTTGACCACGATCACCAATACCTTCTACCTTGGCTTTGACTGTGTTCAGTAATTCCTTTAACCGAGCCAAGCCGTCGTCTTCTACATTTCCGTGTTTTTCTGCACGTTGTTGGCTAAGTTTTTCCATGAATTCCAATGCTAGACTTTCTGCTTGTTCACCAACTTCTTCACCAAACATTTCAGCACATTTCTTTTTAACGTCCAAAGCAATGTTAGGTGCGCCATTAAATGCACCAAGTTCTAAATTATCTTCATTGAAACGACTTTTAACTAACTTGGCAACTTCTTTAATAACAGCTTCACGAGTTGGCATTGTCTTGTTAGGCATACCACCTTGTTCATCATTTTCATGTAGGCTATCATATGCCAACTCATGTACAAGATCGCCATGTTCGTCGTTCAGTTGATCCATTTCTTCATCACTTAGATCCGTGCCGTCAGTAAATGAAGCATAGCTAATATATGCATCACTGAAATCTGGATAATCTCTAGGATCAACTCCGTCAATTTCTAAACTACGCATGTCAACTTCTTTGCCGTTAATAACAAGTGATTGACCTTCTGCAACTGGTTGTTCTGGTTGTTCTGGTGATTGTGGTTGTTCTGCTCCACTCATACCCAACGCGACTGCAAGTTCTGGATAGTCTTGTTGTGCCCATACTTTGAAAACTTCCATTCCATCAGACTCTGGATCTACATTTGCGGCATCTTTAAATTTATCTTCTAAATCTTCATCTTCAAGACCTAGCTCATTAAAGAATTGCCAAGCAGTAGAACCATCTGGACCTAATTGTAAAGGTTCGCCGCCCAAAGATTCAATAGCTTGTTTTAATTGATCTATTTGGTCATCTGTAAGTTTGCCTTGTTCAGTAGCGTCTGCCCAATCTTCAAATTGCTGTTCAGGACTTACATGGTCCGCTCCAAATGATTCTTTTGGAATGCCTTTTTGTGCTAGTGCCTTTGCAGTATCTGTTCCTGTACGATTGGGATTGTTAGGCTTCTTAAATGGTGACTTTTCTTTTTTGCCGGCTTCTCTAGCAGCAGCTTCAGCATCAGTTTCCCAAGGTGCAGTTTCTTCATTTACGAATTCTTCAAGATCAATATCGTTATCTTCGCTCATAATGCTATGTAGCAGTGGGAAGAAACTTGATAATTCTTCTTGGAAACTTGTCTGTGTGAATTTTTGTTTATATTGTTCCATTGTGACTTCATCTAGATCCATATCCATTTCAGATCCGTCACCAGTAAATTCTTCCATCCAGCATTCATATTGGTGTCTTTTACTTAACCCGTCCACCCTTGCTTTAAGTTCTTGTAGGCGGCCTACGGCTCGCTCGGTGATTCCTGTTGCGTCGTCATGCAAGGTGGCTTTATGTACTTTACGTTGAAATGCTTGTAGTTGAGCAATTTGTTCGCTCATTTTAATAATTGCCTTGCCTGCTGGATCGTGTGGAATGCCACCGTGATCTACGTGTTGTGCCATAGCGAATGCGCCAGCTGGGTGAATGAATGGATATTTAAATCTTTCGCCGTCGCTATTTTGAATAAAAATTGCCTTGATGTTTTTACGCTGACTACGTGCGCCTGCATATGTTTCGTCCACTGCGCTTTCGTGGCGTACAATAACTTCTGTTTTGCCTTGTACAGCACGGCTAGTTTTGCTAGAACTCTTATGGTTCCAACGTGATTCGTTCATAGTTGTCATTTCTTCTTCCTTAGGTCCTTGGGTCGTAGCCAAATGTTGAAAATCATTTTTATCAAGATTTGTTTTTGCAATATCTCGTGTATCAAAACGCAGTAGTCGTCGCATAGCAAAAAATCTCATTTCTTTCAAGAAACGAAACCATTCTTTTTTGACTGGGTCATCTTGATTTTCAGTAATACCTTGACTATAGTAAACTTTTAAGTTACCCAAATCTCCCAAGCTAATGCTAACACGGCCTAGATTATTGCCTTCAAAAACAAAGTCGAAATCAAAGAAACGTGCTTCTGCGGGATCAATAGTGACTGCTCCAGTTTCGTCACCCATTTCTAAATTAGAAAAACGGCTACGAACTTTATCAAACAAGTCTTGGGATATTATTTGGATAGGTTTCATATCAGTATTTAGTACGTGCTAATGTAAATGGGCATGGGAAGATCATATTCTCCCATGCCTTCTTGATCACGCATCTTTTCATAAATTGCAGGATCCCATTCTTGTAAACTCATAAGCATACGTATATTTAATAATGCGCTAGAAACTAAGTCATCGTGCTGACCATCTTTGGCTTTGAATGTGGTGCCTTGAGCAGTAAATGTTTTTAACTCACTAATTAGTGCTTTACTACATATTTTTATTTTTTTAGTTTCAATCAATTGTTTGAGCTTGGCGCAGCAGGAAATTTTACTATTATGAGTGGTATTAAACCCTTTACGGAATCTACGAACATGCCCACGTTTTACTGGTTCACTCAAGAATAATCCTGGAAAAGTTTCTTCACCCAATGCATCAATTGCAACCAATGCACTTTCACCCAAGGTATTATTTTCCACACTGTAATAAATGCTTGGAGTTACGCCAGCTTTGATAAACCGTTCTTCAACAAATTTTAACATATCTCGTAGAATACGAACTTGTCCTTGGATTGGAGTTAAATTATGATGCCATTCACCAACTTGATCCAAACTGGGTATCTCAAATACTTGAATTGCTCCAAAGTCGCTGCCTGTTCCCATGCTGGGATCTAAACTAAACAAGTAAGTACTTCTAGTATTGATACGCTTGTACCAACGAGCTTGACCCATTTTAATTTTGGGCTCTTCTCCTTGCAAACTGGCAAGACACGCACTGTTGATTAATGTTTCGTCAAAGATTAAAAACTTACATTCGTGCTCGCGATTAAATCGGTCATCGCCCAATTGTGCTCGCATTTCTGATGCCCATTTCACATCACGATCCGGATGTTGACTCCAAATAGCCATATATGGGCGATACCCATTCCTACCCAGTTCAGTAGTGTTTCCAAAGTCATCAATTCGATTATTTGCCTCATTCCAAATAGTAGCAAATTGATCTTCGTCACTATTTGGTGTTGATGTAATGATGGCCTTACCACCAGTTGCCAGTGTGGGAGCAATTGAAGTCCAAAATTCGCTAGCAATATTAGGTGCAACATATGCAAACTCGTCGCAGTATAACAATGATATAGACATACCACGACCAGTGGTTTCTGTAGTTGTTTGTGCTACGATACGTGACCCATTTTCAAATTCAATACTTTGTTTATTATAACTGGTAACACCTGCACGGATAAAATCAGGACAAGTTTCATATGCATAACGAAGCCGTTGCATAATTTCCTGTGCACCTGTGTATTTGTGGGCACATATTAATATGGTACTATCTGGCATGAACATCGCATACCATAGTAAGTATCCAACTGCTGTAGTAGTTTTACCCATTTGTCGTCCCAGCATATTGACGCTGTAACGATAATTGTGATAGCTATATAACAAATCATCTTGATAATCAAAAGCATCGTATTTGATTTGGCCTTTGGTAGCGTGTTGAATAAAGAAAAAATGTTTTAAGAAATATTGCGGGCCGTCAATAGGATCCATGCACCCAGCCATATGGGCAAGATCTTCATCTGTCCAACGTTGTGTTGTGTTGGCTTTTTTTATGAGCACCCCATCGAGATTCTTTGAACCCATATATTATTCCTTTGTTGTATATTTAATGAAAAAAATAGCCTCCGAAGAGGCTATTGGGTGGATTACATCCTAAAGTTTATTATTTTGGTAAGTTTGGACGAGGATGATCGCCTTGAGTTCCGTTAATTCTATTTTTTACTACTCTAATAGAATTTTTTGTTAGCAATCCTTTTTTAGCACGGTCACCTACTTGGGCCTTTTGACCCACTTGGTAATCTCCGTAGGGGTAGTGCAGTTTGTCTGTATCTTTGCTTCTATTAAAGGTAGAACGTTTTTCGCCTGGATCGTTTTCTGGTCTGCTGTCACGATAATAATCATGACGATCACCTTCACCGTCATCTGGTTCCTGTGTGTACAAGTTTCCTTTGTGTTTAGGATCACGCCACTGAGCTGCCTCGTCCACTTCGTCGTCTTGCATTGCAACATACCCATGGGCGTTTTCTAAATCATACCAAGCACACATTTTTCCTTGACACATTGCCACAAGTACAGGATATGCGTCATCATTGATATTGTCTACATTGATACCTTTCTTTTTAAGAAAGTTTACAAACATTTGCTGTGCTTTGTCAAAATCTTCTTCGTCCACGCCATTGAAGTTTTTTCTATTTCCGTTGACAAACTGATCAATATCTTCTTCGCCGCGATCCACATGATCTGCATTTCCACCTAACGCACGAGTACCGCCTTGCATCATTGTATTCATTGTGCTTCCAGTATTATTTTCAGCCACACCTAAAAAATCTGCTAGATTTTGTCCAATGTACTCGCTAGCATCTGCATCGTAGTTTCTAATATCGCCTTTATTGAAATGGTAATCCCATAGTGCTGATTGTAAGTCATAATCTAAATCACCACCGTTTTTAAAGTCTTGAACTTCTGTAGGATACTGTTTTAAAATGTCTTCGTATGATGATTCTGTAAGTGTGCTTTCAGTAACAAACTTTTTGTACTCAGCCATTAAATTTTCAAATGTGGCAACTGGTTGGTTTCTGTCACGTGGACGCATTTCATGATCTTTAGGAACTGAACCAGATTGTGGTTGATTCTCATGATGGTTAGGACCAAGGCCTTCTTCATCGTATGGAGGAATATCAGTTGGGTCATTGGGACTAGTATCGTACTGTCCTTCGTCTGTTGCCTCTTCATCTTCAGGATTTAACTTGTCAATGACGCTACGCATATCATCACCAGCACTAGTTCCGTGACCCATTGGAGATGGAGATGTCATAATAGTTGCAGGTGTTGCAGATCCCATATGTTCGTCACCAACTTTATGAACGCCTGCTAATTGCATAAGTGCGGCCAGCATTGATCCCAGCTGTTCGCCGTCGCCTGCTGTAATATTAATTGTAGCAGGTGTTTTTGGTTCAGAAGACATCATTCCCATTGGGCCACATTCAGCAACATCAGCAGATTCTTTAATCACTGTTTTTACATTTGGGTTTTTTGCGTCTAGTTCGGCTAAACGTTTTAGTACATCAATCATTTGCATATTATTTCTTCCTTGGGTCAGCAGCCTGAGCTAGCATAGTTTTAGTATCAGCAGGAGTATCAGTGTTAAACTTGGCAACTCCCTCTGTTGGGATTTCTTCACCACGTGCTTTTCTTTGCAGTTTTAGGACATCATTCAATTCTTTTACAAAGCCACTGTTGTATTTGTCACCATAGTAATCTTCAAATTGTGGCGTGCCAGATTCTTTATAATCTGGATCATCCAACAGTGCGCCTTCGCGCTTTTCTACTGGTTCCTGATATTGTTCGCTAGGTTCACCTGGGCGACGAACAACTAAATTTTGTTTGCTAACTTCCAACCCCTGTGTCAAGTACTCTGTAAGTTCTTGTTGGGTTGTAGGATAGTCAAGTGTAACTTCAAAAATTGTAACTTCGCAATTACGAACTTGTGGGAAATCTAATGGAAAGGATTGAACTGGGGTAGTTTTTACTTTTTTAAATCCCTCAACTTGAAATTTTTCAAGCATTGATTTCATTTTAGTTTCTTGGTCGACACTGAACACGCCAGCTACTTTAACACGGAACTCGTGTTTTTTAGTAGCAACACTTTCAGACAGATAATCTTTGAAGTTTTTAGTCATAATTTAATAGTAGCCCTTGCGTTTATTTATTCATATTCTTAAGTTTTTCCAAAATGCTATTACGATCTGTTAAGATATAGCCTTGGCCTTCAATTGGGTCTTCACCGCTTTTATCACCATTTTTGCGATCAATGGCCAACTTCTTAAGTTGTAAATCCACCATTTTTAACTTTTTGTCAATCTTATTGGTTTTAGCTTGAATGGCAGCATTCATCATTTGTGCTGCAACTTCAAACATACGTGTGCCATACCTAGGCTCAACATTCATGCCCAAGTCCATAAGATCATCATATGCTTGTTCAGCTTTGGTGGCCAGCGCATCTAATTCACTATCACTAATATCTCCAAGTCCCTTTACTCTAGGTAACGCAGCAGATATTTTATCAAATTCTTCCAATTTGTCCTGAAGGTCAATCGTTGCTGTAATTTCAGTAGTTGGGGACACTAAGGGCTCAGAGTCATTGGGCAAATTAAAAAGTTCTTCTAATTTTTTTGTCATAATATTACTTATTTCTTTTCTTACCAGTATTGGAAAAAATGTCGTGTTCGTTAATTACACGAAACTTGATTCCTTGATTTCTACACCAAGTACCAGCAGCTTCCCATTTGGCCATATTCTTAATATACTGTGCTTGATTGTATGGATTCTTTCCCACATGTTCTACCATCATTTGATTTGCTGGTTTAATTTCAATCATTTCAATATGTTTTTTATTTGTTTTGTCAATGTACGTTACTAGAAAATCTGGAACATATACTGTTTGTTTTCCAGTTAGCGGATCACGATAGGGAATCTTAACGGGCTCGCTTGCCCACGATTCTACGGCTGGATTATTATCACAAAACATACAAAATGTAGTTTCCCAACTGCTCCTGCAATAAGGAATCTTAGACCCTACATATTTTTCAGGGTGTTTTATTTTATATGGCCCTTGGGCAAATTTTAAACTCATGCTAAAATGTTGCGCTGTATTTCTTGATAAGGAGTCATTGCAGAAGTGTATCCTAAGAAACTAGATTTAAATCTATTGTGATTTAAAATTTGTGTGGCTAATTCACTAATTTCTAATCCATCTAATCCACTTAACCCATCTAATACCTGCATTGGATTATACCCGTCAGTTCTTGCTTGAACCATAATAATAACTGCAATAGATTTTGATGTAATAATATCAAAACCTCGACTTTCAAAGAAACCAGTCATGGCATTTAATGTGCCAGCATCTAATTCAACAGGTGCTGTGAAATAACTGTCAAATGCTTGCACAGTCCCATCAGTACTATAATTACTTGGGGGAGTGCTTGTGGGTAAGTTACTATATAAATTGTTTGACATATTATCGTCCTTGACCTTATGGTTGTTCAGTAACAACTGGAGTTCCATTTGTATCTGTAACTGTACCTCCACTTTCTGACCCTAAGAAAGTAGTTTCTGCGCTCGCGCCTAAGACGTCAATTTGTTGTTGAGGTATGTCACTTACAGTTGTAACTTGTGCCGCTGAAGCAAAAATTGCATTAGCTAATGAGTTAGCTAGTACATCTTTAATATTAAATCCATATACTGTCCACGCTTGTTTAGGATTATTTTGGAATTCCCTAGCAATTTTAATGCCTCGTAATGTACTACCAAGAGCCGCCAATGATTTAGTAAGTTGACCAGTTGATGGCGGTTTAACATTACTAATGGCCGAGGCAAATGGATCGCCAGGCTGAACATTACTTCTTGATTGTTCTACTTCTGATCTAGAACTTTTTGTATTATCGTAATAGCGAAGGTCTTTAAACGCAGCAGATTCGGCACCGGTTGTAATTTGTCCTGTTTCATAATTTACAGTTTCATAACTTAGCATCATACTGTTTTTTAATAATTTAGTACCATCTGCTTGATCTAATGTATCGTGGTCCCATCCTGTTATTAAGGGGTTAATTAAAGTTATTTTAGTATAATCGCCTTTATGTAACACATATATGTCTATGCTAGTAAAGAATGGAGTTTGTTGGGCATTTCGAAATCCATAATCAAAGTATTCGTTAACATATTTGGTATCGCCAAAGTTGTTATTTTTTGCATCTGAATTATAATAACTAAAATACAAATTCCAAAGTTTATTTGTATTGTCTGCATTATCATCGTGGAATTCAAGTCTTACAGGCTCATAATTAATTTTAGTTTGAATATTAGTTTTTCTATTGTATTGATTTATGGTTTCAGTGGTAATTTTAAATTTAGGTAATTGAACTGATTTAGCTAATAACCCCGTTAATAATAATATGTCTGTGTCAAAATTCTTGACAAGTCTGCTGGCTCCCATAACGGCGTTGGAAAGTATCTGGTTAGCTGCTGTACTAGTATTAAACCGTACAAAATATATAAATCCAGTCTTAGGTGCTAATGCATAATTATTTGATCTATATAATTTACTAGCGTGCTCAAAATCTAATAACCAAGGCGTACCTAAGGTTTGAGTAACATAGCCTTTGGCTGCTACTGGATTAATATTACTAAATGGGACGTATGACATAATGATATTTATGCCATAAAAAACCCCCAGGTTAACTGGGGGTTGGTGCTAATTGCTAGTGCGGTGATTAACTTGTTGCGTTTGTACTTGATGCGCGAATTGTTGCTGGAATCAAGTTTCTACCAGTTGCATCAGTTTGAATTGCATTGTCGTAGCAAACTTCCATTTCAATTTCTAATGGATCTGCTTTTGAATAATCAACTGAGCTGTAGCCAACTGATTTTAACCAGCAGCCGTCAAGACTAAACGATTCTAATGTAACAACAGCCTCACCGTTGCCGCCGTCCAAAATTTCAATAATCATAGAAAATTTGTAATCTTGTCCGCTTGCACCGCTAGATTGATTGTAAAAATCAAATTGTTTCTGAACTTGTTGTCCAACTACTGTAGATACAGCGTTAGTGACATCATCTCGTACTTTTAATTTGATGTTGTTCCACTTGTACTTTCCTTGTAATTTGATAGTACTGTTATAAACGTGTAACGGTACTTCGTCAAATTCAGGCTTTGGACGATCTACCATCATAACCTGTTTGGTTATTTCAGTAGGGGAGTTTGCTGCGGTGAGAGATCCAAAGTTAAACAGCGTAACGCGAAAGCGGTATGCCAATTTTGGCATCAACATACCTTGATTCGCGGCGCTGTTGTTCACTGATAATGGAACTGAGAAATTTGATAAACTTGCAATTGGCATTTGTATGCTCCTTATTCTTCTTTAATTGTTATTGTCCAATGCTGGTAGTGCTATTTCCACTCAATTGTGAACCATAGTTACCAGAAGAAATGGCGCCAGTATTCAACAATCTCAATGGAATGTATATGAACTCAACACTTTTAACTGGTTCAATGGCAACATCTACCCATAGTTCGTTACGATCAATTCTTGTATTTGTGTTATTTGTTTGATCACACACTACAACAAAGTCATATAACGCACGTTGAGTTACTAAACTTGATAGTAATGACTCTATGGAAGTCTTGATATCTCTTCTAGTTTGACTGTCATTTGGTTCAAACAAATATGGCTTAGCCAACACACCTAATTGTCTACGTAAATAGGTCACTAATCTAGCAACATTAATACGGTCTAACGAACTGCTATTTGCAGCACGAGTATATTGACCCATTACTGTTAGTCCAGCAGCTGGCAATGTAGCAATTGGGTTAACTTTAACACCTGCTAATACATTGCGTAGATTGTCATGCAATGAAGTAGTCATGAATCTACCAGTTGTACTATCAACATAACCCACTGAACTTGCATTGTTAACTAGTCCACGGCGTGTTCCAGCTGGAGCAAACCAAGGATAACTTACATTATCACTGTTAATAATTGTAGTCAACATCATATGGCTTGCTGGAACAACAATATTATTACCACGGTTGTCATTGGTATAACCACTTGGGTAATATACCGCTGTGTAAGCGTCGCGGGTAACTAATCCGTCATCACCATTGTCTGTAGCTAGAGCAGCATTGCTGGCCCAGTTATTCAATGAGGTTGAATCTGCAGGCAAACGGAATGGCGCATCACCTACAACTAATGCTAGTTGACCAATGTCATTGTTGAATGAAACCATGTTAGTGATCAATTCAGTATAACCTGGAGTTGCAATCAAGTTGAAAGACAATGTGTCAGTATCACGAATGCTTTGATTTGTACTCACTACTGCCTTCAATGCGTCAACAACTACTGCACGTTGAGCCATACGTCCAAATGCACTGCCGCTGGCGGATACCCAACGATCTGCAAAATAGTTTGTTGTTGAATCACCGTTGAGAGGGTTTGTTGCTGGATAGTTCATGGGAATGAAGTTTGAATAATATTGTTTAACATTATTCCCACTACGACGTGTATTGAATAAACGCATACCCCTTGGATGTAATGCAGGATCTGGACAATCTGGATCTACATACGCACTGGTCAACATAGTACTGATAGGAGTTAATGTTGCCATATTAGTTGTGCTGGTGTTGCTCCAACGTGCATCAGCAAATAACCAGCCTGTAGGACTATAATTATCAGTGACATCTTGTAGTACCCATTTTTTACCAACTGCTTTGGAACCATCGTAAACATAGATAACTTGGCCGTACATATCTGGACTTGAACTATCAATCCAAATATCGTTGTCAACTAATGCAGTGCCGTCACTTTGTTTAGTAGGCGCGGTAGCTGCAACAATTGGCCCATTAGGATCAGTGTTAGGATACATTGTTAGGTATCCAACCCAAGCAGTACCAGTTTGGTTAATCATAATGTCAACAGCAGTAATATTGCTATTAAACCATAATGTTCCATCTGCTGGCGCACTACTTGGTGCAGCCGGTGATGCTTGATAGCTTAATGGGGTCCAGTTAGTGACTAAAAATAATGTTGTTGGGGTTCCAGTTATTGATGCACGATCGCCAATTGGAGCGTTAAACACATTACTTGCACTAGTACTAATTCCAGCGTCTGATAATATTAAACCACTGACGCTATCTGCAATTTCAAATTCGCCGCCCAAAGCATGGGTAATTGTTAATATATTTGATCCTGCATTCCAAACTGCCTGTAAGTTGCCTGCGGCATTGCTGCTGTTCAATTGAGAAGCAATTTGAGAACCAACAGCACTAGATGTTGAAGTGATTGTTAATGGCACTACTGAAGTCCAAGTACCAACTGCATTTGTTTGTCTAATATAAACTGTACCAGCAGTAGAAGTACCTGCGGACTTCACACTAAGTGTAGTAGGAGACGTGGATGTACGAGACCATAGTTTAAAATTTGCCTTAATTGCATTTGATGCAGCGCCATTTTCAAAATCATAATTAACAAAAACAGTTCCTACTGGAATATTCTTGCCGCCGCCAACAGAGTCTAAACTGTTAATAGCAGATTGTGTACTACCAAATAATGGAGCATCAACTGTTGTCCATGAACCTTTAGCTGAACTGTATGTTTTTACAGACCAATTAGCACCTTGACCAGGAGTATTTGTTTTAACCCAAACACTACTAGTAGCTGTACTTGTAGTAAATGGTGGGTACTGATAGTTAGGGCTCATATAAACAGCCTTGCCTGATTCAAAAGTATTAGTAACAGTGCTCCAGGTACTAGTTGACTTGTGCCATAGTTGGTTAGTATTTCTGCTAGTAATAACCATTGCATAGTCGCCTACTGAACCAAACGACATATTTGGAGTATAAACTCCACCAGTTAATGTGGCATTTGTAGCAGTTGTACTATCATCAATAACATTTACGGATTTAACAGTAAATGATTGTGTTGTTGTTGACCATTCGTTAACACCATATGCATAGCTATTGGTTGTGTCAACCCAATAAGTTCCGTTTTCTGGAGTGCTGCTTGGCGCAGTTGCTGAACCGCGTAATGCTCCAAGGTCAACATCGCCACGAACAACATATGCTCGGCTGCTGACTCCCAAAACACTATAGGCTGCTTGTAAGCCATACTCACTAATTTCACTAGCATTTACAGGATTGTTACCGCTGTCAGTTTGGAAATATGGTGTGCCAAAAGTGTCAGTTAAATCACGTTGACTTGTGATAACCCAAACAGTGCCAGCATTGGCTTTGGTGGTTCCGACTGCAATGCCAGTGCCGCTGGCATTAGCTTTGTTTTCGGAAGTTGCTACGAAAATTAGTGGGACTGTACCAGGTGCCGCTGGGGTATAGAAACTTTGATCTATAACTGATACATTTACGCCTGGTGATTGTAATATTGCCATCTTTTAAAACTCCTTAATGGATTCGCTTTGTTTTATTTAGCTTGTAAATGAAAAAACATATGGTAAATATCAAGTATCAAAAGGTATCAAAAAGGGCGGGTATGCGAAAACTATGCAAAGAGTGTAATGAGAGACCGGTGGCAATCAATTATTATAAAGCTGGACAGCCTTATTATCGATCAAAGTGCGATCACTGCTCTAAAAACCGAAAATCATCCAAACCGCTATGGGAGTTGGCTGGATATAAAAAGAAAAATGCCTGTGAAAAGTGTAATTATACTTCAAAGCATTCTGAACAATTCAACGTATTTTATGTTGACGGCAATCTACGTAATCATAGATACACTAATTTAAAGACAATATGCGCCAACTGTCAGCGCATATTGCATAAAGAAGGTGTTAAATGGCGTCAGGGTAACTTGGTACCCGACTTATAAGTGGCAATACTTGAGCATATAAATCGTCAATACTTTGGTTGTTATCTAAAGTAAAATCAAACCTAGTACCAACCCATGCTGTCTCACTTGCGTGAATACTTAATTTACTCATACGACTTTTGGCTATTGCCCAATTCATACCGTGATCGCCTGCATTCATATCAACAGCATCTTGATACCATTCTGGCTCTGGGCCTCGGGAAACTCTAATAACTATACCACCAGCATTTTTAATTGATTTAATTTCGTTTGGAAAACGGCAGTCACTAATAACAATGTCATCTGTGCTGTTTCGAAGTTTATTTTCCAAACTAGCAATCCATATATCATCGTGAAATGCACGACGGCATACTTCAGTTCCCCAATATTGCAAGATCCAACGAGGAGTAAGATGGGGCATATTCAAACGTTCTGCCCACCACGGATCTACTTGTTCTCGCCACTCTCGAGCTTGTTTAGTGCGGCCCTCTAACATTGTTCGATCCCAACCAAACACTTGTGCCACTGCATCTTTTAATGAATTTGCAAAAGATTCTCGTCTAAATTCGTGAAAGTTAGTAAGATAATCGGCAACTGTATCTTTGCCAGAACCAATAAAACCGCACACCCCTATAATCATAAAAACTCCTGGATATAGTTTATTATATAACAGAATTATTACAAGGTCAACGATTATTTTTAAAGAAATCTTCAAATAATTGTTCTGAAGTTTTATCGCATCGAGAACCTTTGCTAGAATTTTCACTTTTACTTAGCATTCGAAGATTTGTCCAATGCCCAATTATATATGGAGGTATGTTGTCTTTAAATCCCTGATGCTTACTATAGATGTGATCCAAATCATATTGACTTCTGTTTAATCTAGTTGGGTTAATTTGATCAAAATTATTTTGCCAACTTTCTCCTGTGAATTTTCCCACTGCTTCATAATATAATCTTTTAGAACTTCGAAGGTGCTTTGGTGTTATTGTGCCCTTTTCGACCTTAATATCATACAATCTTTTCCTAAAATCTTTATTTTTGCTAGGGTGATCAACTCCAAAGTTTTTCAAATAAGTTTGTTTAGTTTTTTCTTTTTGTTCAACAGTATAAGTTTCTTTGGATCTATATTTTCTACCATTATTTACAGCAGCAATATTTCCTTGTTTTCTTTTTTCATTATTTTCTGCTGAGTGTCCATTAATATAATCTCCATTTTGATGTTTTAATATTTGTTTTGCACGACGACTCGATGTTGTAAAATATAAACATTCATTCCATTTTACAAATTCGCCTGTTATTGGACAAATTGGCCGAAAATAACAATCATTTAATATATGCCAAACACGTTGTTTAGGCTTTGCAGAATTAGGCAAAAATGAAGTTTTTTCTAAAATCTCACCCCATAAATCAAGATGTGTTTTATAAAGATACCTAGTCGCAGATTTATTATAACTTGTATCTAAATTAATAATTTGTAATAGTATGTCTTTCATACTATTATTTATCTACTATCCAGTTATCCAGGTAAATTAACCTTGAATCCAAGTAAGGGGCTGACTGCCTTCTTTGTAGTTAATTAGGTCTAACTCAAGTTGATCCATTTCAACTTTGGCTTCAGCTTTTAAGGTAGCCCCATTCAAATTGCTGCCGCCTTGTGGGCTGGCAATTTGTGAAAACTTTTCACGAGCTTGGCCCAACATCATTTTGGCATTGGCCAATGCATAATCTTTCAACCATTGACCAGCATACACATCACTGAATAAATTAAAATCTGGACGATAGTTGTACATCCAAACCAATACTTCCTCGTCTGCAAACGGACGTTGTTGTACAGATAACATTTTGGTAGTGGGATTAAACATAAAATTAATATCACTACCAAACATTTTACCCACTTGTTTCTGATATGATGCAAAGGCATAGTATGTAGCTAGGCCACCCATATTTGTACTTGCTAACAAATATGTGTTTGAATATGCTAGATTGAACGGTTCAAATAAACTTCCGCCATTGCCGCCGCCTGTACGTGAACCTATACTACGTCTAAACAATTGACGCACACTCATAATTTCTTTAGGCATTTGATATTCGTTAACATCTTGGGTCATTGTTAAAAATCCAAGACTTTCTTCAACGGCATTACTGCTACGTTGGCGATATTTTGCCAATGACTTATCAATCGCAAAATTATAATCACTGGGCTCAAGTTCTACATCTACCATGCTTCCGCCCAAGAAAGCCTTGATGTATTCCACTATATAAGTTCTAGATTGAATTGATTCGTCCATATGAATATTTAGTCAATTGGGATGACTATGGTGGGCTAAATATAAGTATGCCAAAACTTAGTTTATACCGTCCCGAGAAGGGCAAAGATTTTAAATTCATTGATCGTGCAATTAATGAAAGATTTCAGGTGGGCGGCGTGGATGTATTTGTACACAAATATTTGGGACCAGTCGATCCAGCTGAAGGTGAAGCAACTCCCACAACTCCCACCAATAGCAATACTATTGGAGAATTGGGTATTCAAGACATATTGTTTATGGAAACTAGGGATCGTAATTATGCTCCAGATGTGTATGTACTACGGGGCATTTACACCATGCAAGACTTGGACTTTAATCTAAGTCAATTTGGGTTATTTCTTCAAAATGACACTATTATGATGTATTTCCATTTGGGCACGACTGTGGATGCATTATTGCGTAAAGTTATGCCTGGAGATGTTTTTGAATTGCCTCATTTAAAAGACGAATATGCACTAGATGACAAGTTAGTTGCGTTAAAACGTTTTTATGTTGTACAAGATGTTAGTCGGCCCACATCAGGTTTTAGTCAAACTTGGTATCCTCATTTATTAAAAGCCAAATGTGTGCCACTAGTTGACAGTCAAGAATACAAACAAATATTGGATCAAGATAGTGGCAATGGCGATAATAGTTCGCTTCGTGATCTACTATCCACTTACAATAAAAGTATTGAAATTAATGATCAAATCATTGAACAGGCAATGATAGATGCTCCAGTCAGCGGATACAATACTAGAAGTTTTTATGTTATTCCTACTAGAGAAAATGGCATGATTGATGTTGCCGACACCAGTGACATATGGAGCGATGCAAGTATTGATCAATCAATATTGGATGCCAGTGCTGTATTACACAGTCCCAATCAAACGTTGTATTTAGGTTATAATACTGGAAATGGTATCCCACCAAATGGTGCACCATTTATACAAGGAATAGAATTTCCAAATGCGCCTGCACAAGGTGCATTTTGTTTAAGGACTGATTATATTCCCAATAACTTGTATAGATACAATGGTAAACATTGGGCACTATATTCAACAGGTGTTCAAATGACATTGAATGAATTTGGGTATAATGACGTTGCACCTGGACAGCATTTTGCAGGACAAGATGTGCGGTTAACACAAAAAACAAGTTTTATTAACAATAACTCTACGGCCACTATACAAGGAAAGATAATTCCTGAACGTCAGGCATTGAGTAAGGCTCTAAAGCCAAAAGCAGATAATTAAAAGGTGTCAAATTGGATCATTTTTATGACGGTCAAATACGGCGATATTTAACGCAGTTTATTAGAATCATGAGCAACTTTGCCTATAAAGATGGCACAGGTAAACTCGTGCAGATTCCTGTGATGTACGGTGATCCCAGCAGACAATCCGCAAGTGTTTTGAAAAAGAATACAGAAAATACTGTTCCCAGTGCGCCATTTATGGCCTGCTATATCAAACAAGTGGAATACGATCAAACTCGATTACAAGATCCAACATTTGTCAGTAAAGTACAAGTTCGTGAAAGAGTATTTGATGAAGCAACTGGCGAATATCTTACATCTCAAGGACAGGGCTACATGGTTGAACGTATCATGCCCAGTCCGTATAAATTGACATTATCTGCTGATTTGTGGACCACTAACACTGATCAAAAACTGCAAATATTTGAACAGATTGCATATTTGTTCAATCCAAGTTTAGAATTACAGACCAGTAACAATTATTTAGACTGGACCAGTCTAACTGTACTGCAATTAAAAAGCAATACATGGACCAGTAGACAAATTCCACAAGGTACAGAACAAAATATTGACATTTTAAATTTGGTTTTTGAAACTCCAATTTGGATTACACCGCCGGCCAAAGTCAAAAGATTGGGAATCATTACTAAAATTATTGCCAATGCTTTTATAGATTCACCTGGTACTATCAATTTAGACTATAATAATCCCAATGCAGTATATCCAACATTGGGTGATCCTATCTTTAAAACTGTTGTTACTCCGGGTAATTTTGAATTATTAGTATTGAATAATACAGCAGGCTTAATGGTAAATGATACCAGCATTGGTGAAAATCTAACAGCAGTTACCACCAATGGAATATCTTGGCACACTTTATTAGATATGTATCCTGGAGAGTTTAGGGCAGGATTGAGTCAATTACGATTAAACACACCTGCAGGTAATCAAATTGTAGCTTATATTAATCTTGATTCAACGGATGATTCAAAAATGATATTACATTTTGATATTGACACTATCCCACAAAGCACATTATTAATTAATGCAATTATCAATCCAGAAACATTTAAGCCAATTAATCCAATTGAAGGTACAAGATATCTAATTTTAGAACAAATACGAGCATTGCCTGCAGAAGGTCCTGCTGCTTGGAGCAATAATACTATATTTTTTGCCAATGCAAATGACATTATTGAATGGACTGGCACTAACTGGAGCGTTATTTTTTCAGCAGCTCAAGCTTCACCCGTGACATATATAACTAATTTATATACAGGTATACAATACAAATGGGAAAACAATGAGTGGAGTAAAAGTTTTGAAGGTATATATTCAAAAGAGTCTTGGTCATTGGTGTTATAATTAATGAACACCACGCTAAATCAAATTGTATGCAGTGGCGGTATTTTTTTGGCCAAAGATACTAAGAGATTTTTATTCCTATTACGAACTCAAGGTAAAACTGCTAACACATGGGGGTTGGTTGGTGGCAAGAAAGAACCCACTGACACCACTGCATATCAAGCACTTGATAGAGAAATTTCTGAAGAGGTAGGAAAAACTCCTCCAATTAAAAAAATTATTCCTTTAGAATTGTTCACTAGTAATGATCAAAATTTTCAATACAATACATATGTATTAATAGTAGACAGGGAATTTATCCCCGCGCTAAATGATGAACATAGTGGATATGCTTGGTGCAGTTTTGAAAAATGGCCTAAACCATTACATCAAGGTGTTAAGAACAGTTTCAACAATAAGGCAGTTAGGGCCAAGTTAGAATTGTTATTAGATTTGATCTAATAACTTTTGTACAGGTATTACATTATACTTGTCAATCCTAAACATTAGTTCAAGAGGATTTATTATTCCCGAGTACATTATTTCATTGAATAGAGCTTTTGCGCCAAAAGTATCAATGCTGTAACAACTAACATCTTTCATACACACCCAATTGTCGTTATGATAATGGTATTCTCCATTATCAGATAAACTAATAATACTGTTCCTAGGAAAATGTGTATCAACTAACAATAAAGGATTGGAATTATTTTCTAGTAGAATTACGGGTTTTCCTGTGACAATACAATGATTCCATATTACCATGTGATCTAAGATTCTAGTAACTTGTGCATAATCCATATTATGATTCATTAGTTTAATATGATTGGTCCAATCAAGATTTTTATATTTGCTTGGACAGGCAATTTGAGATATTTCAGTATTTTGACGAACATTGTCATCAATATCCCAAATGTTGTTAAACAAATTAAATGAAGTAAATATCTCATTTGAAAATTTACTTGGATCAATTCTAGATATAATATTGTCCACACCTGGACCATTAACAATACAAATTTTAGATATTGCACAGTCAAACTCATTCATCAAATTCAATCCTGTTACAGAATGCGTATTCCAAAGATTGATGCCGTGTTTGTGGTCCCATTTGGCATTTGGTGTAAATGTTGGTTTAGTTTTCATGTTATGGTGTTACTCCAGGAATATTAAAAGTAAATTTTCTACCAAAAAAGTTTGCTCCAGGATCTGAGTTGTTAAGATCAGATATAGTACTGTATCTATCAGTGACATCAGTTTGAACTGCATATATTCCTGTTTGTACGATACTGAATTGATCTGCTCTTATGGTTGAATCTATGGGATTAATTAGGCCGTCAGTCATAACCATTGCAAATAATCTTCGTGCTATTATGGGATCTATTGCATAGGCATGCAGTCCGTGTGGAAACAAATAATTAATATTAATGGGATATATTAGAGGTTGCTTCTTGATAGATGTATTAAACAATGCTGGGTCGAAAGAGTTAGATTTTTCTTTATAATAGTGTTTTAATTCTTCCTTGTGGCCTAAATATTCTAAAGTATTATGCATACTCATTTGTTCAAATTTTTTCATCATTATGGCATCATGTTCCAATATCACAATGGGTTGATTTATGGTTATGCAGTGTGCCCACAAGGCCAAATGGCTTAACGCACATGCAATTTCAGATACTCCTAGCGCAGAATCCATAATTTTAATCCATTTCATATGATCTGAATTTTTTAAATGAGTGGGTGTCTTGATAGTTTTTTTATCAGTGCCGTCATAACCAAAAAATAATTGAAATGGCATACCCACGGTATTACAAGATTCTATACATTTTTTGGTCTGTATTTGAGATGTAACATTGTTTTCCAATGTTATAATATATGCGTGATCTACAGTAAGATCAAAATTTTGTTTGATATTTAATTTATTATCTGTAAAACAATTGATGGAATATTTAGATTCAATGACAGAGGGTGCTGCTAGTGGTAGCACTTCTAAATTTTTTAATGGTGACTCATATACCCAAATTTTACCATTTACAACATATTTGTTGCCAAGTAATTGTTTAACCGCGGATACTGTTCCAGGAAATTCCGTTTCATCATAATTGGCCCCTGCAATTATACCACCTGGTTTAATTTTTTTAATCCATAAAATTATATCTTCATATACATTTTCATAACTATAATAGCCGTCAATGAAAACAAAATCTAAACTTTGATCACTATATACTTTTACAGCACGACTACTTTCTGATGCAATGGTATTAATGTATTTTTTTACGGGTGCAATATGTTTTAAATATTCCGTAAACAATGTATTATTAACAACACTGGGATGATTCTTATGATCTGGACTGCCTTTGAATGTATCAATGGCATCAAATTTAATAGTTTTATTAGAATTAGCTATTTCTACAGCAAGATAACTAGTACTCTTTCCTTTCCAAGTACCTATTTCAACAATATGAGAGCCCGTTAATGGCAAGTTTGAAACTATTTGGCTGTATAAGGCTTGGTGTTCAACAGAACACCACCCCTCGACGGTATCGTGTATATGATCTATCATACAACTACTTATCTACGTAGTTAATGATAGATTATTTTTCAATATTTAAAATCGTTTCAATATGTTCAACTCTTGATGTTAATTCTTTGATTGCCTCAATCAACAAAGGAGTTAACCCTTCATATCGTACAGTTAAGTAATCTTCACCAGATATGGATTCGCCAGTATATCTATCAACATCAAACGGAGCAGGCGCCACAATTTCTGGCTGAACTTGTTGTACATCTTGAGCAAAAACTCCCACTTGGGATTCGTCTTCACTGTAGCCTGCCAGTTGATTGGCCAACGCATTCCAGTTATATGTGAATCCTGATAATTTCTTAACCTTAGCTATGGCTTCTACAATTTGTTTGACATTGGTTTTTAATCGTTGATCTGATGAGTATGCTGTAATGTTAAGAGTCGCATTTATACTACCCGTAACAGATAAGTTTTGATTACCAGTATACGTAAACCCACTACCTCCTTGAACGGTGGTACTTGGCGTGGCATTATAATAAGCAATTGCACCATAGTTACCACTAGTTACTGTTCCAGCTTGACCTGTTGCACCTTGGGCACCTGGGTTACCAGCTGCACCTTGGGCACCTGGTCCGCCATTGTTACCATTGTTACCAGCTGCACCTTGAACGCCTTGTGCACCTTGGGCACCTGGTCCGCCATTGTTACCATTGTTACCAGCTGCACCTTGAACG